CTCCCGCGCGCTGGACGTGCTGTCCTCCTCGCGCTACTACTCGTACCAGAACCCCGACGGCACGCCGTTCACCGATCCCGCCACGGGGCAGCCCACCTCGCCTGACGACTGGCAGCAGTTCGACAAGCAACTGGAGATCGCGCGCAACCGGTTCGAGTTTCAGGAGAAGGACGGCAAGGGCTTCTACTTCAAGAACGGCAAGATCGACGAGGACCTGACCACCAAGTTCGAGGCCAGGCAGCGTGCCACGGCGTTCCGTTACCGCAGCGTGTACAACTCGCCCAACAAAGAGGACTACTACCGCTGGTTCGGCGACGGCGCCAACCTGACCGACAAGCAGTGGGACCAGTACAAGGCGGGCACGCTCGACATGTGGCACGATGATCCCGACCCGCGCGAGGCCCGCAACCGCATCAACGCCATGCGGGTGTGGTCGTCGCTGACCCCAGAGGAGCGCTGGACGTACGGCATCCCCGAGGTTGGCGGGGGCCGCGCTATCACCTGGCGCGGCATCGGAGACACCGGCTCACTGCAGGACAAGTCGACGTCGCTGGCAAATTACATCAGCTACATCGGCATCTATAAGGACAAGAAGTACAGCCTCGGCGACGTAGATCCCAATCCGCAGCAGGCAGTATCCTCGGGAGGAGGTCCCAATGGCTAAGGGTGACCTTGCCGCACCGGCAAGGAAGTTCGAAGGCAAGCTCAAGATCGAGTCCGGGCCCGTCCCCATCCAGCGCTGGGGGGACAAAGATCGGCCTGGCGACGCCAAGGGCGCTAGCATGCGCGGCGAGCGGCAGGGCAAAGTCGGCTCGCACCCCACCTGAAAGGAGACGTCATGCCCGACACCATCAATGCCAAGCACCAGAAGGTGAGCGGCAAGAGCAGCGGCACCAACGCCGAGTTCAAGAAGGACGGCTACGCCGCAGGACCGGTGCCCGATTCGATGATCGGTACCAAGGTCGGCCTGACTAACAAGAAGGGCTACAGCGGACCGTCCGTCGCACAGGGCAAGCACCCCGGCTGATCCCATGACAATGCCCGCCGACAACGCACCCGACGTTGAAGTACCCTCCGCAGGGCAAGCTCCCCCTGCGCAGGACGCCGGGCCGGAGACGGAAGCGGAAGCCCGAGAGCGAGAGATCCAGCGACGCCTGACCCAACAGGGCCGCGAAGCCGCCGAGGCGCGGCGCCAGGCTGCGCTCGCGCAGCAGGCGCTGACCGCGCAGACCGCCAAGCTCGCTGAACTGGAAGCCGCCACGCGGCTGATGTCGGCCAACTTGAACGAGCGGGACAAGCGCGACGCCGAGCAGCGACAGGCCCAGATCAAGGCCGAACTGGCCAGCCTCCCCCCCGCTGACCGACTGCAGCGCCAGATCGAATTACTCCAGGGGCAGATCGACGAGATGCGGACCGTCGCGCCGCAGGCGCAACCGGCGCGTCAAGCTCCCCCCCAGGCCGCCCCACAACCTGTGCCCACCCAGCGCCGTGAGCCGACCGACGACGAACGGAAGGCGTACATGGAGCAGCGTGTCAAGCAGATCGTCGACGAGGCCGAGCGCACGTACGGCGTTCGCCCTGATCTCGACAGCATCGCCGACAACGACTGGGACACAGAAGAGACGTTCATACGGGCAGTAGTTAGCCAGGCGCGCACCGCCAGCCAGAACGGAGGCTCCATGCCAAAGAAAGAAGAGACGCCTGCGCAGATGCGAGACCGCATTCGCCAGGAAGAGCGCGACAAGCTGGGCGTGAACTCGCCCACCGCAGCGCGCCCAGCAGCGACCGGGTCGCGGCGTACCAAGGCAGCTACCGAGGCCGAGGTGCGCAGCGCGGCTCAGTCGTACAACTCGAAGCTCGGACCGAAGGCCAACATCCAACGCCTCCAACAGCTACGGGACTCGATGGGGTGAGCCAAGGCACCACCGGAACCCAGGCAGTGGCGGCACAGGTCAAACCCGTCTACGGCTCCAAGCGCAAGCCCAGCAAGAAACCACCTAAAAAGGGGTAGACCATGCCGCAAGGTACAACCGGCACCGTCGCCCTGGCCCCGGAAGTCAAGGCGATGTATGACGCCGACTTCTACATTCAGGGCCAGAGCGTCCTGTACTGGGACCAGTTCTGCGACCTGAAGGGCCCGATCATGAACGGGCAGCGGGGCATCAGCCAGAACTTCCCGATCATCGAATCGCTGCAGCCCAACCCGACCGTGCTCGACGAACTCATCGACGTGGCGCCGCAGCAGATGCGCGGCTCCGAGGTGGTCGTCACGCTGTCCGAGTACGGCAACGCGATTGAGGTCACCAAGTTCCTCGTGGCCACGGCGTACGCCGACGTGTACAAGCAAGCGGCGTACATCAACGGCTACAACCTGGCTGAGAGCTATGACTACATCGCTCGCGCGGTGTTCGGGCAGGGCTCCCGGGTTTGGTTCCAGAACAAGCACAATGCTCGGGTGCAGTTCGCCGGTCAGAGCCAGACCGCCGACCAGATGACCATTCGGTTCATCGAGCTACTCTCCCTGGTCGCGGCGCGCTCGGCCAAGATGCCGCTGTACGAGGACGGTGCGGTGTGCACGGCCATCCACCCGTTCGTGTTCTACGACCTGATGCAGGATCCCACCAACGGCGGGCTGCGCACGATGGCGCTGTACTCGCATCCTGAGATCCTGTTCAACGGCGAGCTTGCCTACTGGGCGGGCCTGCGCATGGTCGTGACGGCCAACGCCAAGGGCTTCTGGGGCGCGGGCGCGCCGCCGACGTCGGCTGTCGCCACCACGCTGGGCGCTGCCGCCAACCCCGGTGACACCACCATCAGCGTCGCGGCGGGCACCAACATCGCCGTCGGCATGTGGCTGGCGATTCAGGACGCTGCCGAGCCTGGCAATACGTGGAGTGATTCGAATGAACTCTTCATGGTTACCGGCGTGGCAGGCACGACTGTCACCGGCTTTGCACTGGACCCAGGTCCTGGCGACGCGGCGGGTCTGCGCTTTGCACACGCCTCTGGCGCAGTCGTCAATAACAACAACAGCGTGTTTCCAGTGCCTGTCTTTGGCCCGAACTCGGTTACCAAAGCTAGCTCGGACTGGACGGGTCCCTACGGTGAGACCGTGGTCACGGGTCCGTTCGACCGACTCGGCCGCTTCCTGACCTTTGGCTGGTACGGCATCGAGGGCTACTCTCGGACGCGCAACGCCTGGCTGTTCCGGGGCGAGGTAGGGTCCAGCCAGAGCTAACTGTGGACGAGCACAATCTCGCCCTGGTCAAGATCCTCACCCAGGCCCTCCTGGCTGTCGTGTTGATCGTGGCCATGACGTGGATTGTGCTCTCGCCCGTTTCCGACGAGGCCACCAAGGGCGCGTTGGTTATCATCGGAGCAGCAGTAGGCTTCCTGTTTGGGAGGGAAACGCGCACGTGAGCAAGGACGGGGATTACTACGACGTTTGCCCAGCCGACGGCTGCCTCGAAGTCGACGCCGCGCACCGGTCCGAAGGGACCGGTCACGGCGACACCGTCGAGCAGTACCACGACTGGTCGATCTTCAACGCCAGCGCCCGAGAGGGCGGCTGCGGGGCGACGTGGACGCGCACCACGACCACTGGCCAGGAGAAGGACCATGCGCACGGGCGCCAGTCGATGAACCTGACCGCCAGCGCGGGCAAGGGACGCTTCGTATCGGCCCCGTCTGACCAGTTCAGGGACCGCTACGCCCTGGCGTTCGGGCACGAGTGATCGTCAAGAACGGCTCGCCCGATCACATCGGGCTGATGACGCTGGACAACAACGTCAATCACACGCGCTGGCCGTGCGTCTCGCACGGCCAGGACCTGACGTGCGAGCAGGCCCTGTACACTGCCTCCAAGCACGGCTTCCGTACCCTGGTGCCTCAGCAGCCTGCACCTCCGGTGCGCAGGTTCGTGCCACCGGAGCAAGCATGATCACCTACCCACAGTCGCTGGCCGATGCGTACGTGCTGCCCGCGCGCAACATCTCCATGCCCAGCACGCCTGGGCGCACCGTGCGCTTCCTGCAGGGACACGCGGTGCTCAAGGTCGACACCGACCTGATGGCGATGATGCGTCGCAACGACGTCAAGATCGTCTTCACGCCGTACTCGATGTCGTGGCTGGAGGGCTGGATGGCCGAGGTGGGGGAGCGGTTGGCCGCTGAGCTACTGATCCCCGACGACCTCCCTCCGCCCGAGCCGCCCGCCGAAGATCCCCCCGATCCGAACATGGACCCCCAGGTATCCTGGGACCCCACTGTGCGACAGGAGATGCAGGGTGGCGCAGACAGCACTGGCGCTGATCCGGGAACTGTCTGAGCGCGTCGGAGATCTGGTGATCTCCACGCCCAACTCTGGCGGTACGGCTTCGCTCATCGACCCGGACCTTCTGCAGTATTTCCCGCAGCCGCTGCAGCAGTTCAACGGCTGGATCTACTGCACCCAGGGCAGCCA